CCATTAACCAGGTTTCAATATTCTGCCTAGTGCGAATAGGGATCCACCAGGTGTAAATTACCAGGTATAATGCAAAGCTAAGAAACCAAACTAAGAAAAATTGTGGGTCGGTCATGCTAGACCTTTCGGGTCAAAACCTTCTTCTCTTAAACGTCGTTCAAGATACTGAAACCAGGATTCCCCTGGTCTGCGTCTTTCAATGTCTGGCACTATGTCAATGTCAACGTCCGGTATTATATCTTCAATTTCTTCTTTTGCATCATCCACTAAGCCTTGAATAAAATCTTTAAGGTCTCCTGGTAAATCACCAATCGCTTGGGCTAGTTTGTTTATCATATCTAAAGCATCATCAGTCTTGTCATACATGGCAGCCAGGACAATTCCTTTAGGAAGTCCTAAATCAATAGCGGGCACTACTTCAGCTATTGAGATTAAATTATTCATAGCGCTAACCCTCTTATCAATTTTAGATAATGCTAACCAAGTGATCCCCTGGATAAACGGAGTAAACGCTCGTATCACTTCAGGAATAATAATATCCCAGGGGATCTCTTTTAGATTGGCCTTCGCCATTTAAATTATTCCCTGGTCAGTTCCAACCAAATAGACAATTACTAAGCGAACCAGGAGTCTTTCAATCCACGCTTTATCTTGAAGCCAATCCGGTAAGTCAATGTTAATGATTGTACTCATGGTATGTCGCTCTCATTATTATCTGAATATCCTGCCAGTAATTACAACAGATCCATATTGATCTGCTGAGGTTGCTTCACTGTCTACTATTGCTACAACTTCAGTATAAGCAGGAATGATTATCTTTTGTCTAACGCTTCGACTAGACCTATGCACACCATCCCCTGACACAATAATGAACACTCCAACCCCGTTAAAACTAACTCGGCACGCTGTTAAAGATACTGAGGCAGGGTTGTCGTCATCTACTGGAGCATTTAATTGAAGGTAACCAACTAAATAATAATTACCACTTGTAAAACTTAATGCGGTTTGATCAGTATTTTGCGCACTAATTAAACCACTATAAGCGTATGCATGATCTCCCACTATTTCAAGAGCTGTTGCTGGACCGGTGAAGCTATTAGCAAACCCTACAGGGCCGCCACCACCACCACCGCCACTGGGTGCTGCCATAGTGATCTAAGGTGCGTACGTTATTGATACTGCTACGTCAACTGTTTCTGCTGTTGTACAACTTACTGAGAAGTCGATTTGGTTACCTGGTATGATATCAAAGATACCTGCGGAGTTCTCAACTACAACGGGCATACCGTTGTTTCCGTCAAGTGGTCCTGCTGCCTGGTTAGACCAGGAAGGTCCACTAAAAATCTGCTGAACGCTGACCCCATCCCCTGCATATTTGAAAACACTGCAGCCATCTGTGGCGCTAGTGTGATCAGGTGAACAGCTCATAGCTATTCTAACAACTTTAGTCATTCCTTCCGGATTAGTTGTGCTTTGCGCACTTCCGAGTAGTTGACTGATTGCGGTAAAAGTACCTGCAGTCAATGAACTGCCTGCGAGAGTGTATGTTCTTGTTTGTAGTCCTGCCATATTTTGTCCTTATACTCTAAAAAAGAGTTTGTTTCCCCCTAGTTTAATGGTAGGGAACCATTTTCTTACTACACCGCCAACTGCTGCGATTGCTATCGCCCCAGTTAAGACCTTACGGCCTCCATCGGATGTTGCTAAATTCATTGCGTTATGTGCTACCTGGCTTAATGCACCTTCATACTTGGCAGACATAATCTGACCTATAACTCCTGGTCTCTGTCCTCCTGTACTTGTAGCGCCTTTATTCAGATAGGTAGCAATTGCCAACCCTGAAGCCATCCCTGTCACACTTGGGTGGGGGATTGCCATTCTTCTTCGTCCCATATATTTTCTCCTTGGATTGCCAGTGGACCTCTTTCTCCTGGTTGATGGTTTCCTCACAGAGCGACGACTTCGCGAGGCCGTGTAGGATTTCTTAGAGATGAGCTTGCCATCCCTAAAATACATGGTTCGACCATTCTTTCCTTTACGAGTGTACAGACCCACTGGCATAAGCGTTAAAGCAACTTCCATTATATAATCTTTTTGCACTAGTATCAGAATTCTAAAATACGGCAATTGCCGAAGCATAAGTATTTATCAAACATTGCCATTGTTATGATATGAGCGACAAACAATCTCATAAGTATAGCCTGGGCACGCCATCGTTAATGCGTGGCCTTGAGAAGGGTCAGGAATGCACTGTAAAGTTCCTTACTGATCCAAAGCCTGTGGAAACAGAGCATGGAAGTAAGTTCGACATTCAGGTACTCTTACTATCTCATCCTCATGAATCTTATTCTTCTCTTAAGAAAGAAGGAAAGAAACTGGTCTGGAGGACTAACTGTCACGTTGTGAGAGTAACCATTATGGACCTCCTTCTAACTGATTTGGATGAAGAGTTTGCAAAGGATTGGTACGAACATACCTGGACTATCTCTTGTAGAGAGGATGGCAATATCTGGGTTGAAGGATGAATTGTAAAACGTGTGGTTCTACCATGGTTAATCATCAACTAGCTAACTGGGCGTGGTTATGTTTGGAGTGTCGGAGAGTTGCATGAAGCGACGCTGTAATATTTGTCTACAAAGCAAACAGCATACTTCTTGCACCAGGCATAACAATGAAGTGACAATCTGTTATTCATGCGAAACCATCATTAAGCGAATAGTTAACGATGGTTTGGGTCCCTTCTAGTAGCTCTCCAACCAAAATCCATTTAAGAAAAATGAAGGACTGGAAGTGGTGGTGGGGTAGAATGGGGTATAAGAAGCGAGTTTGGGTCGCTATGGGCCGCTCCAGGGCCGTCTTTTGGCGTTTCTGGGGCTAGTCAAACCCAAACTTGCCGTGTACTAGTTTTGTAATTGCTTTTGGTTTGTCCTGGTTGTCTGCAGCTTTTTGAATAACTGGGATCAACTTGGACGCTGCCGCTTGGACATACCAGGGTTGATCCTTTAATTCTTCAGTCATATTATGCAATAGAGACATCTGGGAACCCTCTTCTGTATCACCCAACTTTTTGGCAGCGTTTCCCATAGCACCATTCCAAAAATCTATAGCTGCTTTTCTTCCCTGGGGAATCATAAATTCCTCAAAGTCAACTAAAAGCTGTTCTCTAATTTTATTAGTGATAACTTCCAGGGAAGCTAGCAAAGTTTCGTCAGACTCCGAATCCATTAACCAGGTTTCAATATTCTGCCTAGTGCGAATAGGGATCCACCAGGTGTAAATTACCAGGTATAATGCAAAGCTAAGAAACCAAACTAAGAAAAATTGTGGGTCGGTCATGCTAGACCTTTCGGGTCAAAACCTTCTTC